CACCGCGACCTCTACGGCGTGCGCTGCCGCGACTGCGGCGCCGCGCGCGACAGCGTCGCTGATCGCATCGAGCGCGACCGAGCCGCCCACGCCGGTGGGCCGAGGATCGTCCATGGATGCTGACCGCCGCTGCAAGCGCTGCCAGTGGGCGCGCTGGTCCACGATCGTGCTCAGCGACGGGCACGAGAACAGCGACGCGCTCGCGCGCGTGCCAGCCCTCTACTGCCACGTCGAGAAGCCGCGGATCCGAGTGGCTTCCGACTCGTTCTGCCCCGACTTCAAATCCGGCGAGGAGCCGGACACCGACGCCCCATGAACGCCATCGCCGAACCGCTCCGCGCCCTCTCTGTCCCGATCGATTCCCTCAACCTCGACCCGGCGAACGCGCGCGTGCACGGCGAGAAGAACCTCGCCGCCATCAAGGCGAGCCTCGCCCAGTTCGGCCAGCGGAAGCCGATCGTCGTGCAGCGCAAGGGCATGGTGGTGCGCGCCGGCAACGGCACCGTCCAGGCGGCCAAGGCGCTTGGCTGGACGGAGATCGCCGCCGTCGTGATCGACGACGACAACGCCACGGCCGCGCAGTTCGCCATCGCCGACAACCGAACGGCCGAGCTCGCCGAGTGGGATCCCGACGTGCTGACGACGTTGCTCGACGGCATGGACGCGACGACGCGATCGGCGCTCGGATTCGACCAGGCAGACTTCGACGCGCTGCTGAAGGACCTGTCGCCGGACGCCGCCGGTGCCGCGGTGAACGACGATGGCCCGGAGCCGCCGCCCGAGGTCGCCGTCGCGCGCCGCGGCGACGTGTGGTTGCTCGGCGACCATCGTCTGATGTGCGGCGACTCGACCAACCTCGAGGACGTGCGGCGCCTGATGGCCGGCGAGAAGGCCGCGCTGGTCGCCACCGACCCGCCGTATCTCGTCGACTACACCGGCGAGCGGCCGAACGACACGGGCAAGGACTGGTCGGACAAGTACCGCGAGATCGACATCAAGGACGCCGACGGTTTCTTCCGGTCGGTGTTCGCCAACGTGCTCGACGTGCTCGGGCCCAAGGCCGCCATCTACTGCTGGCACGCCCACAAGCGCTGCGGCGACATCCAGCGCATCTGGCGCGAGCTCGGCATCCTCGACCACCAGCAGATCGTGTGGGTCAAGCCGTCGCCGGTGTTCGGCCGCGTCTACTGGCACTTCCAGCACGAGCCGTGCGTGATGGGCTGGCGGCAGGGCGACAAGCCGGAGCACAACGGCGTGCACGAGCACACCAGCGTCTGGACGATCGACTGGGAGGGCAAGGCCCGCGTCGTTGGGAACGAGCACCCTACCCAGAAGCCGATCGAGATCTTCGCCAGGCCGATGCGGAAGCACACCGCCCCGCGAGCAGTGGTCTTCGAACCGTTCAGCGGCAGCGGCTCGCAGCTGATCGCCGCCGAGAAGGAGGGGAGGCGCTGCAGGGCGATGGAGATCAGCCCGCCGTTCGTCGACGTCGCCATCCGCCGGTGGGAGAAGGCGACAGGGCGCGAGGCCGTGCTCGATGGTGACGGCCGGGCGTTCGCCGCGGTGGCCGAGGAGAGGATCGCGACGGCCTGATGGCCAGCCGCAGGGGCAAGCCGAACATGACCGCAGCGCAGGAGCAGACGTTCCTGCAGCTGGTGACCCTCACCCTGTACCCTGCGGAAGCGGCGCGCCACGTCGACCTGTCGCCACAGGCGATCAGCATGCGCCGGAAGCGCGACAAGGCGTTTGACGACCGCGTGAAGGGGGCTGAGTCCAAGGCGATGTTCGCCCTCATCGCGCGAGTCCAAGAGGGTGCGAAGCGCGACTGGCGCGCGGCCTTGGCCTTGCTCGAGCGACGGTGGCCTGAACTATGGGCACGGCCGGAGACGCGCGCCGACATGGATAAGCGCATGCGAGATTTGCGCAAGGCAGACCTCGAAGCATCAACGGCTGAGAAAGTGGCCCGCACGAGGGCAATCGAGCAGCGCATCGACCCCGACACGGCGCCCGACCCTGACCCGAGGTTCGAGTGAGCTCCGCCATCGCATTGCCTCCGCGGCCGCGGCTCGCCTTCTGGCGCGAGGATCCTCCGCAGATCGACGCCAGCGGTCTCGTCGGAGTCGGCGGCATGTGGGACCACCAGCGCGAGTGGTGGCACCTGCCGAACTTCGTGCGCGGGCTCGTCACCGGATACGGCGGCGGAAAGACCAGCATCCTCGCAAAGCGGATGATCTACCTGGCGCTGCGCAACGCGCCGGTGCCGGTCATCACGGTGTCGCCGAGCTACCCGATGGCGCTGACGACGATCGTGCAGAGCATCGACGAGCTGCTGGACGGCAAGTCGCGGCACGAGCGGTCGCAGGGGCGGCCGATGCGCTACCACCTCTACAAGTCGCAGCCATACCGGTTCACGATCACGCTGCCTGACCGCACCGGCACGATCCTGTGCATGAGCGGCGAGCGGCCCGACCGCCTCAAGGGATCGAACGTCGCTGCCGCAGGCATCGACGAGCCGTTCATTCAGCCCCGCGCCGTGTTCGAGCAGGTGCTGGCGCGCGTCCGTCACCCGATGGCGCGGCTGCGCGAGATCGACGTGACCGGAACGCCCGAAGGCGTGGTCGGCTGGGGCTACGACCTGTTCGAGGGCGAGATGCGCAGCCGATTCGATGTCGGGCTCGTGCAGGCATCGAGCCTCGCGAACCAAGCCCTGCCGCCGCAGTACGTCGAGCGCATGATGAGCGCCTTCGACGAAGCGACGCGAGCGGCCTACGTCGATGGCAAGTTCGTGAACCTGTCGCAGGGCCGCGTGTACCACAGCTTCGACCCGACGGTGCACGTCAGCAGCGACCCGATGCCGAGCGAAGCCGAGCTCGGAGTCGGCATGGACTTCAACGTCGACCCGATGGCCTACGTGTTCTTCTGGCGCAAGGGCAATCGCATGCACGTCTTCGCCGAGCACGAAGACCCGAACAGCGATGCCGAGCAGGTAGCGCAGAAGATCCGCGCCACGTGGCCGGAGTTCCGCGTGGTCTACCCGGACGCGAGCGGGTCGCAGCGCAGCCACGGCGGCAACAAGCAGCAGAGCGCGCACGGATACCTGCGGACGAACGGGTTCGAGGTCCGCGCACGCGGCGCGAACCCGCTCCTGATCGACCGCCGCAACGCAGTGAACGGAGGCCTCCGGCACGGCCGCGTCACCATCGGCCCCGACTGCCGCAAGCTGCGCACCTACCTGATGGCCTACACGCACGCCGAATCGAACAAGGCCAGCCAGAAGAAGATGAGCCACCTTCTCGACGCATTCTCGTACCCGATCGCATACCTGTTCCCGGTCGACCGCACCGAGGTGCGCTTCGCCGGCTGGAGGCACCAATGAAGCTGACGCACGCACAGTTCGACGCAACGCTACCGCTCTGGCAGAAGGTCCGTGACGTGATGTCGGAGGAGGCGGTGAAGGACCGCGGCGACGTCTACCTTCCTCGCCTCGCCTCGATGTCCGTCGGGACGCCGGAGGCGAACGCCGACTACAACAACTACCGGCTGCGCGCCAACGTCTACATGGCGGCGCCGCGCACGCTGGAAGGGCTCAAGGGGTCCGTGCTGCGCAAGGATCCGACCATCGACGGCGTGCCGGACATCGACCTGCCGGCGCTGCGCGATCAGGTGGGGCAGGCGTTCCAGCCGCTGCTGCAGATCGGGCAGCAAGTGCTGCACGACCTCGTGAGCGTCGGGCGCGTTGGCCTGCTGGTCGACAGCGGCCGGGAACCGGAGAGCCTGCCGTACATCACCACCGTTCCCCCGGAGCGCATCGCATACTGGAGCTCGACCACGGTCGGCGGGCGCGAGGTGCCGACGCTCTACGTGCTGCTGGAGTCGTGGACGAAGGCCAAGGACGGCGACATGACCGGAGCCGAGGCCGAGGAGAAGCCGCAGTGGCGGTTCCTGCGCCTCGGCGACCCGTCCCAGTTCCCGCACCTGTCGGACAAGCTGGGGCTGTTCTCCGGTGCGCCGCTCCCCGTCTACTGGCAGGAGGTGTGGCGCGAGCCAGAGACGAAGGGGCCGACCGCGGGATCCATGGAACTGGCCGACGTCATCGTGCCGCGCAAGGCCGGTGGCCGGTTCTGGTCTGAGATCCCGTTCGACATCGCCAACGCTTCCTGCGGCATCGGGCTCGCTGTCGAGAACCCGCCGATGCTGGGGCTGGCCAACGTCGTGCTGGCCCACTACCGGAACAGCGCCGACCTCGAGTGGGGGCGCCACATGTGCGCGATCCCGCAGCCGTGGGCGTCCGGATTCCACACGAAGGAGGGCGAGGAGCTGATCGTCGGCAGCGGTCGCGCGTGGGTGACCGACGTGCCTGGTGGATCGGTCAACTACCTGGAGTTCAGCGGCGCAGGTCTCGGCAACATCCAGCAGGGCATGGCCGACAAGGAGCAGCAGATGGCCGTGCTCGGCGCTCGTATGCTCGAGCAGCCGAAGGCCGGCACCGAGGCGATGGGCACGGTCAAGCTGCGGCAGGCGGGCGAGCGCAGCGTGCTCGGGACGATCGCCGGGAGCGCGGGAACGGCGATGACGCGCGCGATCCAGCGCTGGCTGTCGTGGCGGTCCCCCGCGTTCGAGACGGACGAGGCGCAGGCGGCAGTGTCGTTCTGCTACTCGTCGGACTTCGACGCCATGCCGCTGGACCCGGCGGAGCAGCAGGCGCTGATGGCGCAGCTGCAGGCCGGGCTGATCTCGTGGGACACCTACGCATGGAACATGCAGCGCGGGGAGGTGCTACCTCCCGGAGTGACGGTGGACCAGGAGCGCGAGCTGATTCAGGCCGGGGCCCCAGGGCGCAGCCGCAAGGACGAGCTGCAGATGTTGCAGAACGACGTCGCCGCCGGCCGGATCTCGACGGAGACCTACCTGCAGCAGGCGCAGGCCCTCGGCTACTACGGCGGGGTCGACGTCGCCGCCGAGCTGGCCAAGGTCGAGGAGCAGCGCATGCAGAGCGTCATCAGGCAGGCCGAGGCGTTCGCCGCCCGCGGCGGGTTCGGCGGTGATCCATCGGGGGCAGCGCCGTGACGACGCTTGGCGGGCTCACCGACCCGGCGCGTGCCGACCTGCTGCGAAAGCTCCGCCGGGCAGCCGGGGAGTGGCTGCAGCGGTTCTACCGGCGCGACATCCTCGTGGCGCGGGCGACGCGCGGCATCCAGCTCAGCGCCGTCGACGCCTTCGAGCGCGAGGTGGTCCGCCCGCTGCTCCGGTCAGTCGGCGCGGGGTTGGCCGGGATTGATGCGCGCGGGCTCGACGTGACGCCGGACACGAGCCCGGCGCTGGCCGCTGTGGTCCGCGAGGCCGAGACCATCATCGAGCGCGGGGCTGCCGCGGTGCGATCGCTTACGCAGCATGGACTGCGCATGCTGGCGCAGGACGAGGCCAAATGGGTGGCGACCGGAATCGAGCGCACCACTGGTGTATCGGTCCTGCCGGCAAACGCGGCGCCATCGGCTGACCGGCCATGGCTTGGCGACAGCACGGAGCGGTGGTTCCGCAAGATGCTGGAGACGCCGACGGCCGACCGGGTGCGCCAGACCATCGTGCAGGGCGTGCAGCAGGGCCAGACGACCGACCAGATCGTCAAGGCCATTCGCGGCAGCGGCGACCAGGTAGGGCTGCTGGACGCGCCGCGGAGAGCCGTGCAGGTGCTAGTGAGGACAGCCGCGACATCGACGGCGGCAAACGCTTCGATGGACTCGTTCGCGGCCATCGGGGTCACGAAGTGGCGGTTCCTCGCCACCCTGGACCAGAAGACCTCGGTGCAGTGCGCGGCAGCCGACGGCAAGGTGTTCCCGATCGGCCGCGGGCCGCTGCCTCCGCTGCACCCGAACTGCCGGAGCCGTCCGGTGCCTTACTTCGGAGAGCCGATTGGGACTAGGGCGAGCATCGACGGGCAAGTCCCGGCGGACAAGACGTTCGAGGAGTGGCTGCAGGAGCGCCCGATCGCCGAGCAGGACGACATCCTGGGCCGGGCCAAGGCCAAGGCGTGGCGGGCAGGAGCGCTCAGCCTCGACGACATGCTCGGCCGCGATCTGCAGCCGCTCACGCTGGCGGAGCTTCGCGACATGGGTAGGCTGTAGGGATCAGTGGCCAAGTCCGACCCCGAAGCCTACGCCGCCAGCCTCGCGCAGTCCGACCACCTGCGCGTGCTCGCCGGCATGATGGCGCAGGACGGAATCCCGATCGCCAGCGCGACCGGCCGCACACATTCCGGCCACGGGTTCGCCGTGATTCTGGTGCAGGGTGCATGGTGTGAGTCTCTGACCGACCTCGCCGAGCGCGTCGCGCGACTGATCGCGGACGAGAACGCCAAGCGGGCGGCCGATTCCATCACCAACTGACACCGGGAGCGGTGCTCCCGTTTTGCCCCATGGCACTCAAGAAGCGGTACGCGAAGCAGGACGACATCCCGGAGGCGCTGCGGAGCCTCTACAAGCAGGCTGGCAGCGAGTTCGTGCTGGACCTGGACGGCGGCGACGACGACGACGGCGACAGCGCATCGGGCGACGTGGCCAAGAAGCTGGCCGAGTTCCGGGAGTCAAACCGGAAGCTGATGGCCTCGCAGAAGGCCAAGGACGACGAACTGGCCGCGCTCAAGAAGCGCGTCGGCGAGTTCGGCGACGCCGATCCGGCTCAGGTGCAGGCGGTCCTGGCTGCGCTCCAGGGCAGCGACGAGGCAGCCATGATCAAGGCCGGCCGGCTCGACGACGTCGTCTCGAAGCGCATGAAGGGCCGCGAGGCCGAGTGGCAGAAGCGAATGGAGGAGGCGACCAAGGCGGCTTCCGAGCGTGAGGCCGAGGGCGCCAAGCTCCGTGCCGTGCTCGCGCAGAAGGTGCTGCGCGAGAAGATGATCGACGCCGCCGCGGCCAAGAAGGTCCGTCTGCGCCAGTCCGCGATCGAGGACTTCATCGGTCGGGCCGAACGCGACTGGAAGGTCTCCGACCCGATCGCCGGAGACCTCGCTCCGGCCCGCGATGGCGCTCCGTGGGACAAGCCCGAGGCGTACATCGACGACATCGTCCGGCAGGCGCCGCACCTGTTCGAGGAGTCCGGCGGCGGCGGCGCCGGCGGCGGCGGCGGGCGCACCGGCCAGGGCGGCGTGAAGGTCTACCGTCGCTCCGAGCTCACCGACAAGCAGTACGCGGCCGTGCTCGTCGACGTCGCAGCCGGAAAGGCAGCCGTGGAGATGGGCAAGTGAAGCTCTACATCGCCAAGATCGAGCCATCGAGCAAGCGCGGCGTGTTCGATGTGCTGGCGCCGGCCGGGGCCACGGCCATCGTCGCGCGCATGAACCGCATGGGCGAAGGCGAGATCGTGTTCGCCTACCCGGACACCGCGGGCACGCTCGCGGGCACGCTCGAGTCGACGCCGCTCCTCAGCCTGTGGGAGGACGACGCGCCGAAGCCGGCGGAGCCGATCGCCGACTGGCGGCTGATCGGCTCGCTCAACTACTCGTCCGGTGGCTGGCAGCACCTGTTCGCGCGTGCTGCCGCTCCGCAGAAACAGAAGCGGGCGGTTGACACGCCTGCCACGGCTGTGTAGTGATGATCGGCGTCGGCATGTAGTCCCGTGCGGGGCTGTGCCGACATCGCAGCGGCGGTCTAAAGCCGAGCCCCCGAGGGGCGGAGCGTAGGACCGTTGCAGAGCCGGTGAGCCCCCGAGGGGTTCCCGACGCCGCCCGAGGCGGAAGCGACAAGAGCTTCCGCTTTGAGGCTGGCCAGCGCCCAAGAGCGCCCGCCAGACGCTGATTTGGCGAACACCTACTCGGACGTCGTCCCCAAGATCCTCGGTCGCGCCATCGCCTACCTGCGCGCCAACTCCCTGATGCCTCGTCTCGCGAATCGCGACTACGACGGCGCCGCCGCACAGCGCGGCGACACGATCAACGTGCCGGTCCCGCCGACCATCACCACGGTCGACGTCACCCCCGGCTACGCGACCACGTCGACCACCGACATCACGCTCTCGACCACGCCGGTCACGCTCTCCTACCACAAGGAGGCTCCGTTCTACCTGACCGACAAGCAGCGGCGCGAGATCATGGAAAACGGTGAGGAGATGGCCGTCATGTCCTCGCTAGCGAGCCTGTGCGACGCCATCGACCTGACGATCCTGACCGCGATGGACGTCGGCGCCAGCAACGCGCACGGCACCGCCGGCACGACCCCGTTCGCCACGCTCGCGCTGGCCACCGCCCCGCTCGTCACGCTCGACGTCAACAAGGCCGCGAAGGGCCAGCGTCGCGTGATCATGGATCCGCTCGCCAACGGCAACCTACTCGGACTCGCCGGCTTCACCTCGCGCGACTACGTCGGCGACGTGACCGCGATGACGCAGGGCGGCTACAACGGCAACGTCAACATCGGCGCGAGCTGGTGGATGTCGCAGCAGTGCCCGAGCCACACGGCCGGCACCGGCGCCAGCTACCTCGTGAACAACGGCTCCGGCATCGCCGTTGGCGGCACCACGATCGCCTGCGACACTGGCTCTGGCACGATCCTGGCCGGCGACGTCGTGAGCTTCGCGGCCGACACGACCAACAAGTACGTGGTCGCGACCGCTCTGTCGGGCGGCTCGTTCACGATCGCGAGCCCGGGCGTCAAGGTCGCGATCCCGGACAACAACGCGATCACGGTCAGCGCGACGCACCGCGCCAACTTCGCCTTCGACCGCAACGCGATCGTGTTCGCGTCGCGTCCGTTCCTGCCGAGCGCGGCCAACGTGATGATGGATCAGGTCACCGACCCCGTCACCGGGCTCACGGTGCGCCTGGAGATCACGCGCGAGAAGAAGCAGGACCGATGGTCGCTCGACGCGCTGTGGGGCACGAAGGTCGTCCGCCCCGAGGGCGTCGTCAAGATCATGGGCTAGTCGCCCGTCTTCGGTGCGCCGGTTGCGAGCCGGCAGCCTCGCCGATGGCCATGCATGGGGGCGTCGGCGAGGCCTTTTGCGATGGCAGCGTGAGGCGACGACATGGCCGCGATCCCGACCTACCTATACCTCGGCGACGAGCACATCAACGGCGGCGAGGGCGCGCGACCGAGCACGGCAACGCCGGTGTTTTGGGGCGCCGGCCGGCTCTACCCGACCTTCAACCGCGTGGTGCCGAGCGGCGCCGACGGTGCGACGGGTGGCGTCTACAACCCCTACTGGGACGGATTCAGCGGAGCCCAGTACACCGCGACGAGTGCGACCTCGACGACCGTCAGCGTCTCGACGGCGACGTGGACCACCAACGAGTTCGCCACCTACACGATCGAGATCGACAGCGGCACCGGCGCTGGACAGACGCGCACCGTCTCTTCGAACACCGGCACGCAGATCACCGTCTCATCGGCGTGGACGACGACCCCGGACACCACGTCGGTGTTCCACGTGCGCAAGGGCCGGTTCGTCACCTACCACTACATCAGCAAGCTGTTCCTCGGCGCCACGGCGCGCGGCGACAACTGGTACGAGTTCGGCGGCGGCATCACTCCATGCACCATGCTGATGCAGGGCCTGTTCGGCTTGCACGGCAACACGGCGCCAGGGTTCCGCATGTTCAAGCTCGCGAACGCCGGCGGATTCGGCGGCGGAGCTAACCCGTGGAAGCAGAGCGGAGCCGGGTGGACGTCCTTCGTCGCACAGTGGAGCCTTGCTGTTGCGGCGGCGGCTGCCGACGGCGACACGCTCGACGTGCGCGCGGTGGTCGTCGACTGCAGCAAGACGGACATCGCCAACGTCAACCTGACCTACCAGGCCGACGCACAGGACTTCATCGACGGCATTCGCGACCTCGTCGGGACCGACGCGCTGATCCTGCTGATCAACCACAGCGCCTACCTCTACCGCACGTCACTGCCGCCGATCGCGACGGCAGTCAGGACCGCGAACCGCGCGCTGGTAGAGGCCAACGATAACGTGCGCCTGCTCGACATGAGCTGGGGCAAGTTCTCCGGCAACACCGGCTTCGACTTCACGGACCCGGCGGACCCGGTCTACTACGACACCGAAACCTACATCCAGGCCGGCGTCAGGATCTTCAACGCGATCCAGTCCTTCTACGCCGAGGCCCCCGCAACGGACGATCTGGCTCCGCTCGCCGGCTACTTCATCGTCGCCGACAGCCAGGGCAAGACGGTGCAGAACGGCATCGCGGTGCTCGGCGACCAGGAGAGCATCATCGGGTCCAACCCGCTGTCGACGGTCCGCAACAACGTGTGGATCTACGACGCGCAGAACGACACGGTTTCGCCGCACGACGTCACCACGAACTCGTGCACCTATGGCACCGTGACGACGACGTTCATGGGGCCCGACGTCACGCTGCCGGTCAAGCTGCTTCGCGAGCACCCGAACGGCGTCGTGCTGTTCAAGTTCGCGCAGGATGGCGTGGCGATCACCGCCGAGGCAGAGACCGCCGGAGCCAGCGGCGCGCTGGAGCCGGGTCGCCTGCTCTACGAAGACCTGCGCGCGAAGTTCGCGCTGTTCCGCGCGGCGTGCCTGCGCGACCTCGGACGCTCGGTCGACATGATGGGCGGGCTGGTTCTGCTCGGCGACAACGAGCACTGGGAGGGTGCGCCGGAGGCGTTCGCTACCAAGGGGCCGCAGTTCGTCGACGACCTGCGCGCCATCTTCAGCACGCGCGTCACCGGCACGCTGCCGATCGTCTGGATGCAGCCGCCTCCTCCCGGCGACACAGTGTCGGGCGGGTCCATCCTCGGCGACTTCGACCGGCGCCGGCAGGTCCGCGCCACGGTCGCCGCGCTCGCCACCAGCAAGACGAAGCTCACGGTCCTGACCAACGACGGGCCGGAGGACTACGAGCTGCAGCGCAGCGACTACAGCCACTACAGCGGAGAGGCAACCTACAGCATCGGGCACGACGCAGCCACGGCGCTGCTCGCGCTCGAGTCCGACGAAGGCGGGACATCGACGGCGACGACGTCGACGGTGTCCGAGTCCGCCGCCTTCACCGTGGAGGACGGCAGCGGGCTCACGTCAGCGAACAGCTACGCCTCGGTCGCGACGGCGGACACCTACTGGCAACTTCGCGGCAACCCGTCGACGTGGACCGGCGCCACGACCTACGAGAAGCAGGACGCGCTGCGGCAGGCGACCGCCTACCTGGACGACATGTATGCGCACCGCTACCGGGGCGCCCTCAGCTCGTCCGAGCAGGCCCTTGCGTGGCCGCGCGCGAACGTCGTCGACGCCGACAACGGGCTGATCTACGACGACGACGTGATCCCGACGCGGCTGCAGGAGGCCACCGCGGAGGTCGCCTATCGCGTGCTCGCCGGCACCGCTCTGCGCAACGACGTCGACGGTGGAGACGGGGGCGTCGGGTCCGAGTCGATCAGCCTCGGCGGCCTGAGCATCTCGCAGACGTTCACCGGTGCGCGCGACAGCCAGCCCGAGTTCCCGGTGGTCACGCAGAAGCTGCGGAGCGTCCTGGCGTGGATCGGGCGCACGCAGGTGAGGGTGATGCGATGAGCCTCGCCGCGAAGGCCCAGGCTGCGGCGGCCAAAGCGATCGGCAAGCTCGGCGCCATCGGGACGCTGACCTACCCAGTCCGCACCTACGACGAGGGCACGAGTTCCGCCGGATCTGCGACGACGACGGTGGCCGTCCGCATCGCCGGGCCGGTGCAGGAGACCAAGCGCTACATCGACGCGGGGATGGCGACGGTGGTTGCTGCCACGTTCTACGTCGAGGCCCGCGATCTGGCTCAAGAGCCGTCCGCCGGCGACCGGATCAGCCTCTCTGGCCGCACGTGGTCCGTCGTGGCGGTCGAGACCATCGGCACCCAGGGGGTTGCTGCGGTCTACCGATGCGACGTCGGCGAGGTGGTCGATGGCTGACGCGCGCAGGTTCAACCTCGAGCTCGACCAGTTCGCGCGCACGGTCGGCGTCGAGGCGGCGCAGTTCGCGCGCACGGTCGCCGCGGAGGTCTTCACGACGATCGTGCAGGCCACACCGGTCGGCAACAACACGCGCTGGGCGGTCAACCTCAAGCGCGCAACGAAGGGCCTGCCTCCGGTGCCTCCCGGCTACGTCGGCGGCCAGGCGCGACGCAACTGGCGCATCTCGATCGGGTCGCCGAGCAGCACCGTGCTGTCCGGCACCGACCCAAGCGGCCAGTCCGCCATGACCGACGGGTTCGGCGTGCTCGCGCAGTATCGCGACCTGCTGCCGATCTGGATCAGCAACCCGCTGCCCTACATGGATCCGCTGGAGAACGGATGGTCGAAGCAGGCGCCGACCGGCATGGTCGCCAACGCCGTCGCGGCCGTCTCCGCCAAGTATCGGAGGGTGTCGTGAGCACCTTCGCCGACGTCGCAGGCGCCATCCGCACGCGGTTCGCGCTGCTCGGAATCGCCACCGTCCACGACAACGCGCCGGAGCCAGCCAAGGCCGCTACGTGGTGTCGCCTGCGCGTCGACTTCACCGGCACCGAACAACGCAGCACTGGCAACGAAGGCGCCCGTCAGTGGCGCGCGTTCGGCGTGGTGACCGCGGAACTCTACTGCCATGCCGAGAAGGGCGACGGCGGTCTGCTGACGACGGCCGGCGAGATCGCGGAAGCCTTCCGCGGCCTGCGGCTGGTCGACCCGCACGTCCGGTTCTTCCCGCCGGCGCCGATCGGCACGTCGCAGCTGGTGGGCGCCTGGTACCGGCGCGACCTGCGCTTCCTCTTCGAGCACGACTTCATCGGGTGACCACATGACCGAATCCAACTCCGTCCGCGTCTCGCTGGTGCAGCGCACCGACTTCGACACCGCAGCGACGCTCGACATGCTCGTGCTCCGCGGCACCGGCCAGACCATGCGCAACCGCGTGCAGTACTTGCAGAGCCAGACGCTGCGCACCGATGCCGACGTGGATGACATCGCGCGGGTGGGCGCCGGCGTGAGCGGGTCGCTGCCGTCGGAGCTGGTGTTCCCGGTCGCGAACGAGGCACTGTGGTTCCTGATCCGCGCCGCTCTGCGCGCCACCGAGACGGCCGCGGCAACGCAGGTGACCGGCGTCACGTGCACGTCGAGCGTGCTGAGCGGCGGCAGCGGCAACGTCGAGACCGGCGTCGAGGTCGGCGACATCGTGCGCGTGCTGACGTCTGCCGACGCGAAGCACGGCGTCGGCTACTACAAGGTGTCCGCAGTCGACACCGGCGCGCACACGGTCACCCTGGAGGGCAGCCCGGCCAACGGGACGTCGCTCAAGGTGCTGCGCGGCGCGCGCATGAAGGGCGGAACCGAGCGCTACTACTACGACGTCGAGGTGGGCCGTCTCGACGCCGACCTCTACGAGCTGTTCGAGCAGTGCTCGGTCGACACCATGGAGATCACCGTCGCCGACCAGGCCATCACGACGTGCAGCTTCGGCCTGCTCGGGGTCACGTCGCAGCGTGATGCCTCGGCGACGATGTGCGACAGCCACACCAACCCGACGGCGGGCACCGTCTTGGACTGCCTCGGCGTGCCGGTGTTCCACGTCGGCGGGACGGCTTTCTCGGCGCGCAGCTTCGGGGTGACGCTGCGGAACAACATCCGATCGCGGACCGAGGTCGGAACGCTCGGCACCACCGGCTTCTCGTTCGGGCAGCGCCAGATCGAGGCGCGCATCAGCACCTACCTGGACAACTGGACGCAGGTCGAGAACTACGCCGACAACCAGGAGACGGACCTTTGGTTCGTCCTGGAGGACGCCGCCGGCAAGGCCGTGGCGCTCTCGATCCCGGCCATGAAGTGGACCGAGCTCGGCGCCGACACGCGAGGGCTCAACCAGGACGACTACCTGGAGGGCACCGGGCAGGCCAAGTCGGACAGCACCGAGGGCTGCAGCATCCGCATGCTGAGGTGGGCGTGATGTTCGACCTGAACAGCATCGCGGTCGACCCGGCGAAGGTCGCGGGCGGAGTCTGGTGGCGCATCTGGCGCAGCGACGACGGCTACCTGCTCGGCGAGCCTTGCGCGGCGGACAGCACGGAACCACGGCTGCTCATCGTGCCGATCGGCGTCGCGTTCGAGCGCGCGCGGGAAGAGGCGCTGCGCCCGGTCCTGGAGCGCGTGCGCTCCAAGACGATCACCGACGACGAGCTGCGCGAGATCGACGGGCGCGTGCTCGCGCAGACCGTGTGGCGTGGGTCGGCCAACCTCGGCAACCAGAAGCAGGGACCGTGGACGTGGACCGAGGACGGCGCCGCGGCCTTGCTGAACGATCCCGGCATGATCCCGCTGCGGCGCTTCGTCGAGCGCGCGGCCGGCAACCTCGCGGCTGCTGCCGCCGAGGAGGAGGCGAAGGCCCAGGGAAACTGACGGCTCGGCTGCAGTGGGAACTCCGCTACCCAGCAGCCGAGAGACGGCGACGACAGAAGGAAGCGGAGCTGCGAGCGATGCAGGGACGGCCACCGCTCGAAGGCATGGAGGAGCCGCCCGACATCGACCGAGACCTCATCCCGATATGGACCTGCTGGCACCAACTGAACGGCTCGCGCGCGGTCGGCATGGCCGCGTCCGGCATCCCGTGGTCGGAGGTGTCGGCGTGGTGCGTGGATCACGGCGTGATCGGCGACTCGAAGCGGCGATGGTGCCGGCTGGTGCTGGCGATGGACGCCGTGGCGCTGGCATGGTGGCACAGGCCGAAGGGGGGCGCTGATGCCGACCCTGGAACTGCTACTTGACGCCAGCGGCCTGCAGCGGGGCGCGCAGCAGGCGCAGACCGCCCTCCGCTCCGTGCAGGCCGCCTCGACCGCAACCGAGACCAGCGTCGTCGGCGCGTCGAAGCAGCTCGGCGCCGGCATGCTCTCGGCCGCGACCAGCATCGCCGGCGCCGCCACCGCGTTCGGCGGCTTCAACACGGCGGCCGGGCTGTTCGCTAGCTCGCACGCGCTGGCATCCATCGGCGAGGTCGCGCGCCAGATGACCGCCCTTGGCCGTGCAGCCGGTGGCGCAAGCACCGCGTTCGGCGCGATCGGCCTGGCGATCCGCGCCAACCCGCTCGGCGCGATTGCCGGCACGCTGTCGCTGGTCGCCAGCGGCATGGCGGTGTTCGCGTCGAACACGCGCGACGCCGCGAACGACTTCGAGCGCCTGGGCGCTGCGATGACGCGCGCGCAGTTCGATCGCCGCGCGGCGCTGTTGCTCGGGGCGCCCACGTCGGGGCCGATCGGATCGCAGCTCAGCGGGCTGCTCGACCTCTACAGCCAGCGACTCGAAGGCCGGAACGGCTTCACCGTCGGCGACGTGTCCAGGGATACCGGCATCGACGCGCAGGACATCGTGCAGCGCGTTCGCGACTCGAACCGCGGCGCCGGCTTCTACGCGACCTTCCCCGAGGTGCGCTTCGAGCCCGGCAGTTCGCGGCCGATCTTGCCAAGCGACCCGATGTACAGCTTCGTGCGCCCGTTCGATCCTGGCTCCCTTCGGCTGTCCGACGAGGAAGCGCGCGGCCTCTACCGCACGAGGTACGACACCTTGCGCGGCGACCTCGACCGTGCCCGCGGCGACGAGCGCAGCACGGGCGGCGGAATCGACGAACGGGTGCAGCAGCAGCAGGCGCAGGCCCGCGAGAACATGCGCGCCTTGGTCGCCGAAGCGAGGCAGTTCGGTGCCGAGCTCGGCGACGCGTTCTTCAACGTTGCGTCGGGTGCGCAGACCGCGCGCCAGGCCGTCGCGGCGATGGTCGCGGACATCGCGCGCCAGGCTTCGCGCGGCCTGTTCGCGAACCTCTTCGGCACGGCATTCGGCGCCACCGCTCCGCAGCAGCAGCAGCAGCCGGGGGGCTGGTTCAGCGGGTAACCCATGGCATTCCACGACGTCTCCCTGCCCGAGGGCATCGACTACGGCTCTGTGTCCGGCGTCGGGTTCGGCACCATCATTCAGGAATCGGCGACCGGCCACGAAGTGCGCGTCACGCGACAGAGCCAGCCACGACACCGCCTCACGCTGCAGAAGTCGATGCTGGAGGACGCCGACGTCGCCGCGCTCAAGACGTTCGTCATCGCGCGACGAGGGTCGCTGCACAGCTTCCGCGTCGAGGACGTGCGCGACTGCACG